GACGACTTTGATAATTTTGTGGCTGAACTAAAAGTAGAGGGTAGCAGCCAAGCACAAACCGTGTCTTTGCATGATATAGAACGTCTATACAATTTATTCTGTTTTAAGATTATTAGCGAACAGACAGTATGGAATACGCCATACAACAGGTAGACAACCAGTTAGCTGACCTTATGCCAGCACTCGGTAGACGAGCTTGTACTCCTAGAGTTATGGAGGAAGCTGATAGATTACTAGATACCCGTAACTACTTAATGGATATAATGAGAGAGATAGCTTACGATGACCTTGAAAGGATGATGACTAATGGAGATTAAGCCAGACTACAGTATAGGACTAGACTTTGGCGAGCAACACTTCTCCATAGATGCCGTCTATGACAATGTGCATCTATTTAGACCATTAGGCTTCTCGATTATGAAGATAGTAACCAATGAGGGCTTCTTGCAAATGGGTACTGATATAGAAGATGCGGAAAAGGTAGCTGAAGCAGCGGGAATAATACCCATAGAGCGTACCGATATAAGACAGAGTGAATATCAGTTCTATCTTAACTATCAAGAGATGACTCTAGACGATGACTGGCTAGAGTAATTACAATGTACATACAATGTATGCTTAGTATATATACTGAAAGTTAGAGGCAGGTTCAGTTCTTGTAGAAACCACGCCCCAACCCACATAGTTCATTTCACTAACTGTTACCTGATTACCATTAACGGCTGTGACATAGCTCACATGACCAGACTCCCATGCTATAGCTCCTACTCTTGGAGTTGAGCCAGTAGCCCATCCATCTCTACGAGCTTGCCATAGCCATTCACTAGCATTGTTCCATTGTCCTACAGACCTTTGAGTAGATACCCAATAGGTACACCAACCATACGGATACCATCCTGATGGTGCTTTAGACGCATTTACAGCCGTTCTAACTGGTCTTTGGGTGCTAGGTGGCGTATATACTGGTTTATCTAAACATTCTGCATTGTCGGCTCTTATATACTGAATGTCCGTATTACAGTTGTTTACGTTAAGTTTAACTTTTTCTTCTATTGTGTATTCTTTTGGTTTTTCGACAGGTTCTTCGACCTTCAGTTCTATTACAGTTTGTATTAAAGGGCTTGTTATTGGGGGCGTTTCCGCTGAAAATAAAAGCATAACAGTGGCATCAGATTCGGACAGTTTGCCTATTGTACTCCTTGTTTAGTTGTTAAAAGCTTGAAAGCTAGTACATATTATAATGGACTAAAGCAGATAATCCCCAGCTTTTTCGGTTTTCTTGTGCTTTAACTTCTTTAGTTTGGCTGTTTGTTTTTTACTACGGCCATCCCAATATAGTATTCCAGCAACCGCCAACAGAGTGACACCTATTACTACTGTGTAGTTAGATATGTTTACTAGTTGTTTGGCGATTAAGTTAATAAGTTCTACTAACCCATCACTCCATATTGCTACTGCTAGAGGATTGAACACTACTACTAGTACTCCACCTGCTATTGCTAATTTATTATATAGTTTCATGTTTACCTTTCATTAGTTAACTTTACCAGTATATCAAAGTCTGTAGTTATTGTCAATAGGTAAAAGAAAAGCCGACTCCAGGTGGGATAGAATCGGCTATAGGGTTAAATGAAAGGTTAACCTTTATTATTTTATCATAGCGAAGAACTTTGGCATATTCAAACCTACCATATATTCTCCATCTTCTCTTACTAGTATTGGGACTGTGGTGGCGTTATATTTCTGTTGTAGTTCTAGGCGTTTCTCTAAGTTATCGGTTACATCTATGGTTTCGTAGTCAATAGATTTGGCGCCTAATAACTTCTTTAATTGATGACAAAATGCACAGGTCTGAGTAGTAAACAGAGTAAACCCCATAGTAGTTCCTTTTTTTAGTTAGTATTCTAATGATATCACTGGATTAGTTAGACGTGTCAAAATATTCTTTTAGCTTTAGACGGAGTTCAGACTTGAGTTTATTGCGAGTGGCATAGAAGTCCTCTGTTTCTAAGGGTTCTAAGCCTGTTATTTTGTGGTCGTCACCTATCAATTCTAATATATCTTTTTCTATGGCTTGAGTGGCTTGATTAACTCGTTCTTTGTTTTCTTTACTATAACCACTCCCATATTCGTGAAATGGGTAATAATCCTCGCCTAAATCTTCTAGTCTTTCTTGTAATGTCATTCTATTTCCCTTAGTTCATTAAGTGCTTGGCGTAAAGCTTTTCTGGTCTTATACTTGAACGCTTTTTCTTTCGCTATCACAGGATTACCTAATTCTACATCATCTATGGCTTTTATTGCCTTACTCTCAAGCAGTTGTAGGAGTTGGGCTTCGGCTCTATCCATAGCTTTTGGGTCGGGTTCGCCACTTACAGTTTCTTTGGCTGTTATTAAGAAGTGTTCTAATATACTTCTAATTGATATGCTGTCTGTATTTGGCAAGCTCATAATTTGTCACTTAACTTTCCGCACCTACAAACAGAACCGATGTGTCCTGATTTTTTACCTGTAAAGAACCACTCCCTTGTTTCATCTGTCCAGCTATATTTATGAACGTGTAGAACTTGTTTAAGTTTTTGTACTAATTTACTCATAGTCCCTCTTCCTTTAATTGATATGCTCTCTTTCATAGGTTCTCCTCTTGGTGTTTTTTTATTCTAGCTGCCATATCCCATTGTCCTTGATGGTAGGCATGACGTTCTGGTGAGCAGTCAGGCTCACAAGGTTCTACAAAGTCAAATGGGTCTATTCTTGCTTTAGTGATTAGGGCGTTAATTTGGCGTTTTAGCTTATCTTTGGCGTGATTTTCTAGTCTTGTTCTGGTTGATATTTCTACACCTTCAAAGTCCATAGGATTGCTTTGTACTCTAGTGGTGGTCATTAAATCAATATCTAGTATCTCATCTAACTCATCACTAATAGATTTACTCATTACTTAACATCCTTTCTAGTCTGTCCATTTGTTCTTCATTGACCCCCTTGTTTTCACTAGCCAGTCCATAATCTTCAAGTACTTCTATTGCCATTTCACCAGCACCCATAAAGTCGTGACCGTAGGGTTTGTTGCAATACTGAAAATACATAGAGGTTAGGGCGGATAGGATTCTTTGTGTTTCTTTATCTAGCTTTGCAAAGTCGTATCCATCGTCATCTGGTAGTTTATCCGCTGTTACCATAATTGTCCTCTCTTTAATTTGGTGGGGGTCTAGCGAGGATATACCCAAGCTAGACGAAACCCCTATTGGTCTTACATAGCACCCGAATCCTCAGTTGCTAATGCCAAGTCTTGGCTGTTACTCTAATCAGGCATCAATACAGTTCCGTCAAGAGTCATTTAACTTATTTAAGGGACTTACTCCACATAGCTCTAGAAGCATCGGGGTTGCCCAGCACCAAGTATTTAATTTGTTAATAGTTCTAACTCTGCTACAGTGTGAAAACTCATTATCCTACACTTCTTATGCTCAAGCTCACAATCACATTGGCAGTCTAGTTTGTAGCACGACTCTGTTTGTAAAGTCTCATCTTTGGTTTGTTGTATTGTTGGTCGAACCATGTCTCAACCCTTTCTCCTTTCTTGAACTCCTGTAGGGAGTCTATTACTTCTTTGTTGCCTAATTCATCTATTACTTCATAACTATATAGCTTGTATTCGGTGCCATCTGCTTTTTGGCGGGTTTGGTAGAATGTACGCCTATTCACAGTTTTCATATAGCCCTCTCATCACTGCCTCTATTACGTTCGTGGTCACTGCATTACCACACATCTTGTAGCGTTGAGTGTCTGATATTGGTTCATCGCCCACTCCATACTTAGTCCAGTCATCAGGGAAGCCTTGTAGGCGTTCACATTCTTTGGGTGTTAGGCGGCGTATTCGTGGTTCTGCTACTAGGTTATCTTTAGCGACAGAGGTTATCGTATTTGTATTATCGTCAGGTCTTGGCTCGATTGTCTGTACAGGTGGATTACCTCTACCTCTTTGAGCGATTATCTTCGGCTCTGTGTTGCCACCCTGCATAGTTGGGATAGTTGGTGCTAGCCCTGCTTTGTTGTAAACACGGAATCTTTGACTTCCTCTGACATCATACCGAATATTCGCTCTTGTACCTTTGGTGATAGGTAGAACTTGTCGGCTACATTCTCCTCTAAGATGTCCGACAAAGTAGATACGCTCTCGGTTTTGGGGAACTCCGAAGTCTTTGCTGTTAAGTACCTGCCATTCAACTCGATACCCCAAGTCGGAGAGAACCCCAAGTATTGTCTGGAAAGTCTTTCCCTGGTCGTGACTAAGTAAGCCTTTAACATTTTCGAGTACCAAATGTCTGGGTCTTTTTTCTGAGAGAATCCTAGCGATGTCAAAAAAGAGTGTGCCTCTGGTGTCGTTAAATCCCTGTCTTTTTCCAGCCACGCTGAAAGCTTGGCAAGGGAATCCTCCAACAAGGAGGTCGAAGTCTGGGAGTTCTTTAGCATTGATTTTTGTTGCGTCTCCATAGTTGGTGTGTCCATTGAATTGCCTTTCGTAGACTTTAATTGCGTATTTATCGATTTCGGAGTAACCAATACAACTGGCTGATTGTCGCCGCTTTTGTAGTGTGTTGCCCGTATTGTCGGCACTATATCTAATAGTTGCATTGGCTTGTTGTGCCTCGGTATTGCCTTCAAGAGCATTTTGTATTCCAAGTTCAAATCCTCCTATTCCGCTAAACATACTAAAATATTTAATTGTCTTCACACTCCCTCGCTTCCTTTAGTGATATTCTGCCTTCTAACACATCTTCTGCCAGAGCAATACGCTCCTCCCAATCTACCTGCTTACCAATAGACGAATCTCTACTTCGTTGGTACATTTGGTCGTAATATTCCTGCGCCCAAGTACTAGTAATGAATCTACTGAATTGGCGTGGGTGGTCAGTGAAATATCTGTGATGTGCAGCACAACCAGCAAATGCGTTTCTAAAATCGCACCTAGTAGCATTAAACTTTCTGCTTATTATGTGCATACATTGGAGTTGGGCGGAACATTTAACATCATCCCAGCCCTCTGCCTCACATCTACCAACCGACCTAATTGCCTTGCTAAATGTAGTGTCTGCCTTTGCCTTTAAACCCTTGTACCTTTTTACCGCCACTTTGTTATCCCTCTTTCTTATATGTACCGTTTCTTATTGCTTTGGCGGCTTCTGGATTACCCTTTAGCCAAGGATTTGTATTTCCTTTATTGCCCTTAGAGCGTTTGCTCATCTCGGCTTTACCAAACTTAATTGCTTCATCGGGAGTCATATCTGCAAACTTTTCAATCTGCATTTGCTCCCACCATGTATATTTCATAGTCAGTCCTTTCTCTTAGTTAAAATGGATTGAATCCATGTCCAGTGGGGCGTCATACTCACTATACTCTGGAGCTTCATCTGCAACTGGTGGATATGTGTCTTTAATCTTTGGGGCGTCTCTTACCACATTGAAGAAATATCTAATATCCATACCGGACTTACCGTTACTTTTCACGTGAAAGGTTACACCGTTTATGTCTGCTACTCCAGCTTTGTAAACTCCCTCTAGTAAATTACCTAGTTGGCCAGCGCCTAAATCCATTCGACCTTTATCGGTATCTATGGTATACATCTTCCTGTAACCCTCTGTCCACTTTTCTTCTGTTAGCATTCGGCGAGCTTCGTTATCCCATTTCTTGAATTGATAACCACCAGCCTTAGTAATAGTGAAGTCTTTATCTACTAGTGCGCTTAATTTTGTATATTCTATCTTGTTGTCCATTGTTGTCTCCTTATTATTTATCGTAACACTCTAGTACTGCGGCACTAGCTATTGGGTCGTTATTTATGTCTAGGTTCTCAAACTGGTCATTAGTTAGGTGGCTGTCTAGGTAATCGTACATACACTGGCAAGCACTTCTGTTTGCTTCCGTAGAACAACTATCTACAAACACCCTCTCCCAATTTGATGCCATACTGTCTGATATTGATGGTGCTAACTTTACTTGGGTGTCGTCTTTAATTGGTGCTGAATAGGTTGGTGCCGTTTGGTTGGGCGTATAACCAGTATCTTGACTGTCTGTTATTGCTACAACTACTACTAATAGTATGAATATCCCACCAAATATAGCTAGTGCTAGTACTACTGCGTTTGTTAATTTACTTTTCATATTATTCTCCTCTCATTTAATTTCGTTTAGTAAAGCAAAGTCCCCATGGTGAAGTCTTGCTAATTTATTGTATGCTTTGGCGGCTTCAACCTCAGTTTTATGCCGACTGCTATGGTATGTTGTACCGTGACTACTTACAGAAGCCCTCCATGAGTTTTCGCTTCTCTGTGTAACGCCACGATATTTGCCACTCCTTTCCGTATCTTTATTAATTACATTCTGCCTCCTAGTTGCTAGCCTTAAATTAGTTCTCCTATTATCGAGTTTGTCTCTGTTAATATGGTCTACTTCTTTGCCTTCAGGAAAACCCATAATAAACCTAGCCAGAGAATATGTTGAGCCTTTGTTTGTAAATAGGGCGTAACCGTACTTATTAATGGTTAGCCTGTGCTTCGATACAGCAGGGAAATCATCCTCATCTACTAGAACAAATATTATGCGTCCTTTACTCATAAGTGGTATTTTTATAGTACTCATAGTAGGGCCGCCTGATTATGAATACAGTTTTTTACACCTATAAATGGCTCTCGCTTACTAAGGCTAATTACATAAACCAGTATGCGTCCATTCTTTTGCAACTTCTGTCTTTGGGCGACTTTCTTCTCTATTACGAACCAGCCATATTCCTCAAATGGTTTCTGGTTAGCGAACCTAATCAACAAATACTCCTGTGCGTTATCTACTGTTTCCTGACTAATCAATATAGACTTGTCGTGATAACGTGGTTCTTTGACCTTAGTTATCGTGGTGTATGGGTCGTGTTCACAGAGTTTCATTTCACTTCCAATACTTCGTGTTCGTAAGTTTTCCACTCGCCACCATTCCAGTGATGGATGCGTAAACCTTTTACTTTGTTACCGGCTGCCTCAACTATAGATGCGTAGAATGATAACTGTTTCCAGTAAGTGTCTAGCTTTTCTTTCTTTAGTTCGCCGTTAGTTTTGAAGTCCTCTATATAGTAGACGTCTTTTTCTTTAACTACTCTATCTATTTGGCCGGCGTATTTACGGGCATGGTCTACTACTAGGGCTTCGTATAGAGCATCTTCTTTTCTGCCTTTATAGAAACTCAGTACGGCCTGTTTAATTACTGGGTGGTCATGTAGATGGTATTCTTTATCAAATACATCTGCATACTTCTCAAACTTTCCGTATAGTTCTAGTGCTGCGTGAATTGCAGTACCTAGTCCGTTAGATATATCTCTTTTCATATTCCACATCTTTACTATATCTTCGGCGGGGACTTTAAACTTCTTGGCCATCTTCTCGGTGATACCAGTCATGTCAAACTCTGGTTCTCCTAATTGGGCGTAAACACTACCAGATAAATACTTGTCGCCTTGTTCGTTAGTGTACATATGTGCGACATCATCATAGAGTATTGACCCTCCGACCCATGCTTTAAGCTTCTTGAAGTTGCCGTTACTTTTTTTAAGTGGCGCTTCACTATACTGTGACCATAATTCCTCAATTCGTGGCATGGCATAATCTCTTGCTTCCTCAAAGGTATCTGCTTCTAACTCAATACTTGGCTGTATGTTTCCGTATTGTACGGTCGGTATAACGGCCGTAATAGTGTATTTCATGATGCTATCCTTTCCGTTCTGTATTGTCTCATCCAATTTCTAGCACAGCTCTTACAACTCCTGTATGGTTTCTGGCCTTTTTTCTGTTTAATAGAAGTGTTTTCTTCGGTGAGTTTGTGGCCTCTTTTACATAAGTCACCATTATCCATCGTCCGATGACACGACCTGCATAGCTGCTTGTAGTCGTTTACTTCTCTTTTATATTCACCGCTGATGTTTGCCCAGTCAAATACTTTTGATTCATGAGTTATGTCGTTTTCACAGTGACTAGCCTTTCCGTAATTTCTATTTATCCATGCGTGTTTAGAGTTGTAATTTGCGTCCATTCCTTTCCAGTTATTTTTATTGCCTATTCTCCAGTCTTTAGTTTTCATTCTTTCTTCTCCTACTGATTTGGCCACCTTTGGCGCCAGCTTTTCTAGCTGCTTCTGGGTTGTTATAGAATCCACCAGTTCTGCCGTTCTTTCCACCAACAGAACCTATCTTTGCGTAAAAATCAGTTCCATACTTCTTTATCATTGTTTGTTTGGCTTTTAAAGCACCTTCTGGTGTTTGCATTATCTATTCTCCTTGACTATGGTAGTCATTATTTCTTCTAGTTCTTTACGCTGTATCTTTAGCTGTTCCAGGCTATCTAGTAGTCTGTCTTCTAATATATCCATGTGGCGTTGCTGACTAGCTAGCGCCCGCATAGTATCAATGGTTATCATTTATGCCTCAATTCGTAGTACAAAGACAACCACTCTCTAAGATTGTCTGTATTTGGGTGGCAGTCTAGGTCGCAGTCACAAGGTAATAGATTTACTGTGTCTATTTCTTCCATTAACTTGTCTATTATAGAATCGTTAATATCTTCTTGTGCTTGGGCGTAATTATCTGAAGCTTCTTGTATTGGGTCGGTGTAGTTATTCATAAAGTCCATAAAGTCACCCATAGCTTGATTTAGTGTTTTACTCATAGTGATTCCCCATCCTCTCTCATAGCATCTCTGATTGCTTCGGCTTTTTCATATTGTTCTTCGGTGCCAAATACATCATCATTTACTTGTTCTTGATATCTCAACCAGTTCTCTATCTCAGTAGAAAACATCTGTATATCATCTAGGTTCTCTCTAGCTATTGCGTCTAGTAAAGCATCCCCATAAGGTGTAGAAGTAGCTTCCTCGGCTAATTCCCTTGCTCTATCATAGATTAAGTCATTACTATTATTACTCATTGTCACTTATCCTTTCATTTATTTAACTACTCTAATACTACAGTGTTTGTTAGAGATTGTCAATAAGAATAAGTGTGATATATGTCACATAAAAGAAAAACCTCCTTGTTACAGGAGGTCCATCTTAACTCGTCTTGGTAATTACTAGATTTATTATAGCACATCGTGTATAGTGTCAAGTAATGACTTAACTCGTCAGGGTAATACTGGGTAAAGGTATTGCAAAAGCACCTTATAGTCACATCAACCAGCATTTACAGGATTGGTTATCCTGCCTAAACGGATAGCTATCGTAGCAGTACGATTTCTAGGTAGAGTAGGTTCACAGATTGGTTCGCAGCCCAACACTAAACAAAACTGCTTACAAGTGAACACTAGCCCATATCTCGGTAACATAACCCTACTTACTAAGTGCTGAACTTATAAAGAATCCGATTAGGGTAGCAGAAACCAACTGCGAGGATTACTTGGTAAGGACTATACCGTTATACAACATACGCCCCAACCGCAAGTAGTAGGGTAGAGAGGGATTATGCCAAAATATATGCTACATTATAAGCATGAACACCATACCTCCAAATACAGACCTCACCAAACTATTCAATAAAGTAATAAAAGTACCAGTAATACCCGAACATATTAAATGGAACGAATATAAAGACGACAAAGAAATTAAAAAGTATATGCTAAAATCTAAATATTAGGACACCACCGACCTATGCACCTCCCACCTAACAGATTATAGAGAACTAAGCATAGACTCTCACATACACCTCTCCTAAAATAAACATTGAAGAACCTCATCGGTGGACGGGGTTCTATTCATTTTAAGGCCACCCTTTAGTGTAGCTAAAGCCACCCCCCCACTTTAACCTTTAAAAAAGTTGTCGTGGTCTAAAAACTTCCTCCGCCCACTGAACCAAATCTCTCCAGCTCTCAAGCCCACAGGCGGTCAGGCGTATGTGCGCGCGCGTGATTGATTTGGAGCGAATATTTCAAGGGAGTGCTAAAATGTGACCAAAATCACACCAAAATAGTGATATTCATCACAATTCCTTATAACTAACATAGAGCCTATCTAACGGCTTTTATATATAGAACGATTTAACATACTACTATTATATAAAACACCGCCAAATAAGCTTAAAATGGCTATAAATAACATAATTAATGCTGTACTAAAGCTTATACCGCTAGTTATGGCAATAGTAAACAGTATATTAAATATAAACATCATTATAAGTAGATACACCACTAGAGCAGCAATTAACGCCGCCAAATACCCTATTATCTTAATGACTGGATATATAAATAGATAACAGAGTATACCTAAGCTAATCAGATATACTCTATATTTATTCATTTCAAGCTCTGTACTAGTGTTTTAAACTCTGAACAGTTATAGACACACTCCAGACCATTAACGCTGTTAGAATAGCTGTAATTGCTACCATTGTTTATTACTAGCCATGTTACAAGTACTATAATAACGCTTAATAGTACAATGCTAGCTATATCGTATTTATTCACAATTAAAACTCCTTTAATTCTAGTGCATTATCTGGTGTTGAGTGTACATTATACATGCTCACTAAATCCTCAATAGCATGTTTTAAAGCGTTCATATCTCCGTCTGATACATGATGGCCATGAGCTATTTGCTCACAAGCTACTGTTACACTTTTAACTGTTGAATTGTATTGTTTATAGTCCTTGCTCATCTTATTTACTCCTATTGTTATTTAATTATTTGGGCGAATTTAAAGTGCTCTTATACTCTTAATTCTGCCTGCTTTAGTTAGTTCATGCTCTACTTCTACCACTTCAGGCATTTTTGAATATATCTTGTTTGGTATCTCGCCATAACTGTCACTCAAGTCATTAGATGTTTTTCTAGCCTCTAGCGTCCAGTCACCATTACTGTCAAATTCTCTAACAGTCAATAGCCAGTTTGGATTACCATTTACACTGCCATTTGCTCGCTCACACTTTTGTACTTGTGCATATATTTTATTATTGCTCATAATTTCCCGCCTATCTTATTAATTTATTATTATAATGATTGACTAACGCTAACACGGTACGTTATATAGCTATTTTTACTTTTAACCCACAGTTTACACAGTTGCCTAATAAATAGGTCTTATAGTGTCGATTGTCGTTATATATGCTTTACGCTCTCGTGCTAGGGATAGCCAACCATTTAATCCCACCAGTCAATCAAGCTAATTATAGCGGTTATATCTACCTTGTAATGTAGCTGCTATGTTCACTTAATTGATTAGTAAGTATCTCAATTTGTTTATGTTCTGTAAGTTATATTGCTAACTTACTAACTACAGTATAGCAAACTCTACAGACTATGTCAATACTATTATAATAATAATTATAGTGATATTCATCACATTCCACGCCTAATAACATATACATCTATATAAGTATCAATACATTAACAAAATATATCAATAGTTATTCAATAACATTACATAATGTATCAATAACGTATCAAACCCCGCCAAATCCATACCTATAGTCGTATACTATACGTATAAGCATTACTAGCCTACCAATACCCCAATCCCACCCAATCTAAACCTAATCCCCGCCAAATAACACTTATTATAAGTAAATACACTAATAGTACTTATACATTACATATAGCTTATATACACGTCTTTACGCCACAAATAGCACTATATACCACTCAAATCCCTTATATACCATGTCGTACAATACATAATGTACGACGTAGTTTTTAACTAATTAACAGGGGTGGAGGAAGGGTAGGGAACCCTTAAAATAGACTAGGGGTGTCAGTCAGGGAGTGAGATAAACTCGCATTACAAAGACAGACCCTTGGCAGTTATAGCCCTTGATAATGTAATACGTTTGTAATACACTACCGTTATGAAAAGAGTTACTACCTTTAGACTTTCAGAGCAAGCTCTGGCGGTTTTAGATAAACAAGCTAATAAGTCACAGTTTATTGAAGAGTTGATACTCAACGGGTCCCCCGAAGCAGATTCTAAGTCCCCCATTACGAAAGAGGACCTGGCGGATTTTATAAAAACCTTTAAGACACCATCAGCCCCAGCTACAGAATTTGTTCCTCAACCCCCAGGACCCAATGGGTACCTCTGCTGCGAAAAGAGTAGTCCATGTAAGCATTGGGTATGGTATGAATTTGATACAGTATGGAAGAACACTATTACAGGAAAGGAACGTGATGAATGACCAGTTACAGAAACCAGGCGCTCTAGCCAGACCAGATACTAGTAAGTTAGCGCCTCTTAAATTAAATCGCAAACAACTCAAGTATGTGATGAATTATTATGACCCCAATAGTGAGACCTTTGGTAATTCTTATGAATCTGCTAGGGCGGCGGGATTTGGTAAGGTTTATTCCCTACAGTTAGCCAGCCCTGCCAGAAATACCCAATGGGTGTTAGAAGCTAGAAAGAGAATGACTCATTACTCACCCGACCATATTTATCAAGCCCTACAGGATGTTGCTCAGAACGCTGCACCAAGAGAAAAACTAAAAGCACTTGAATTGATGGGTAAATCTAAGGGTATGTTTGTTGATAGAACCCAGTCTGATATACACGTTACTTTCACTAACTCTGTACCAAGACCAGCTAACGAGGGTGAAGAACGAGTAATAGTTGAAGCAGAGGTGGTTGATGATTCAACACGGGTGGAGACCCCTGATGCCACAAATTAAAGTACCTGACTACGACCCAAGCCCCCGCCAAATTAAATTTCATACTTCAGAAGCCTTTGAGACCCTGTATGGTGGAGCGGCTGGTGGAGGTAAGACTGCTGCTATTGTTGCAGAAGCTATAACCTATTCACTTAAATGGCCTAAGGCTAGAACTTATATCTTTAGAAAAACCATACCCGAACTTAAACAGTCTATTGTTCCTGAAATTTATAAACAATGCGCCGACTATATAAACTTAGCCAAAGGTATGACCTATAATTCCCAAGATAGAACCTTTACTTTTACTAACGGAAGTATTATCCAGCTTGCCTATTTGGAAACTACCGCCGATATGTACCGCTACCAGTCTGCTGAAATCCACTTATTGTGTGTCGATGAGCTTACTCACCTTACCAAAGAAGAATACGAGTTCTTAAAAACCCGTGTTCGTACCGCTGGCAATCAACCCTTAAAGGTAATGTGCGCCACCAACCCTGGAAACGTCGGACATGGCTGGGTAAAATCCTACTTTATTGATATCGCCCAACCAGAAACTATTTATACTGATAAGTTTGGTAACACTCGAATGTTTGTACCCGCTAAGGTATCCGACCATCCAGATAAAAAGTTCCGTGATACCTATACTAGACAACTCTCCTCATTATCTGACCCTAATCTTAGACGAGCCTACCTTGACGGTGACTGGGACATCTTTGCTGGACAGGCTTTTGAAGAATGGCGCCGAGATACTGACGATGGTAAGCCTTGGCACGTTATTACGCCGTTTGAAATACCTAAACATTGGACTAAATGGTTTGCTTATGACTGGGGATACAACTCTTATGCTGCTGGAGTTTGGCTCGCCAAAGAACCAAACACCGAAAGAATCTTCCTGTACAGAGAGTTCTATGAACACGCCCTAGCTGCGAGTAAACAAGCCGAAAGAATAGGTATGTATTCTAGCGACGAGAACCTAACTATGCGACTTGCCGACCCTTCTTTATGGAAACATATCGGTTCAGCTGAAACTGGTGAAACTGTGGCGGCTATCTTTGAAAGAAACGGACTGGTTTTCCAGCCCGCCAACAACGATAGAAAAGCTGGTAAGAACGCCGTTCACGAAGCTCTAGCGACTATGCCTGATGGACTACCAGGAATCCAAGTATTCTCTAACTGTGTTAATTTTATTCGCACTTTCCCTAACCTACCAGTAGACATTAACCGACCAGAAGATATTGACACTAGAAGCGAAGACCACCTATACGATGCTTTGCGATACGGACTAATGAATCAGCGCCCTGGAACGATTATAGAACCGATAATCCCACAGGAAGCATTGAACCGTAGAAACAAGTATGCTAGTTACTAGTATTATGATATATTTAACTTAACTGGGCTACAGGACTTATTTAATGCCAACAAAGAAGAAATCTCAGAAGCCTCAAGACATCGTAGCCAAAATAGTAGGAGATTATCAGTCCTCATGGGATTATTGTGCATCTTCATGGCACAACCAATGGAAAGACTGGTATAAACTTTATAACTCAGAACGTATCAACGTAGCCTACCAAGGTATCTCAGACACTTTTGTACCTATGGCATATTCGACCGTAGAAACCCTTGTGTCTGGTACATCTGGCGACAAACCAGTCGTAGAATACATCCCGACCAAATACGAACAGAACCAAGAAACTGAAGTATTAAACGGGCTATTTTCCTATTACTGGGACCTAGACAACTGGACTAACAAGTTAGTTATCCACAACCGCAACTATTTCCTATATGGAACTGGTGTTATGTTTGTTTACTGGGATATTGACCACCCAATCCTATCCAATATCGCTTTAAGAGACTTCTTTATTGACCCGACTGTATCTGCTATCTCTTACCAGAACGCCGCCTACATGGGACATCGTTTCCTAGCTTCTAAGACTAAACTAGCCGCCGAACAGATAATTGACCCTGAGTCTGGCGAACTCATACCTAAGTATAAGAACCTGGAAAAACTTACTGGCACCAACGACAATAATGAAGGCGACCAAACCGAAAAGCAAGAACAAGACAATATGATGGGTTCTACCGTTACTGGTAAAGCCTCTGAAGACCAAATTGAAGTAATCTGCTACTGGACATTAGATAAGGTCTATTACGTTGGTAATCGTCAGGAAATCATTTACGAATCAGACAACTTCTACAAACAGCGCCAGCAATTCCTTGGAGTACAAAATCCAACTGGAATGTATCCATATATCCTAGACGCCGCTGCTGCTACCGAATCTCAATTATATGGTCGCTCAGCTTTGCAGCCAATGGCAAAACCACAAGAACTCTTAAATGACTTGACCAACCAGAACATTGACGCTGCAAGCTGGGCTTTGGACCCACTCATGGAACTTGACCCACAGTATCAGTCCTATATGGATAAGATTAAAAACGTCACTGGCGCCGTCTATCCTTTCAAGCCTGGTTCCTTGCAAGCTGTTCAGAAACCAATTATTCCATCAGCTGTATTTAACGAACGGACCAATATTAAGAACGAAATCCGTGAAGCTACCGCTGTAGACCAGATTCTACGTGGAGTTGGCGCCCAGGGTGAAACTACCGCTACTGAAGTTAAGGCTCAGATAGCTTCAGCTGGTAAGAGATTTGATATGGTTATTTCTGAAATGGAAAATGGTGGATATTACCGCCTCGCCAAACTAGTATTCCAACTAACCAAGATGTATGTCACTACTCCACAGATGATGAGAATTATTGGCAAGAACGGTGTAGACTGGAAAGAATTTGACCCAGAAATGTTCCAGGGTGACTACGAGCCAAGAGTTAAGCTAAAATCTACAGTAGATGCTGACAAACAACGAACGATGCGCAACGTAAAAGAAATGTACACCGCATTACTTGGTAGTCCTTTCGTAGAGCAGTCACAACTTACTAGACTAGTTATTCAACGGGCATTTGACCTAGAACCAGATGAAATCGACAACTTGCTTATACCTAAAGAGAAACTTGCAGAAATGGCAGAAAAAGAAGGTGGCAAAGACGGAACCGACCCCAAAGAACTTCTAAACTACAAAGACGCTCCACCTGACATTAAAGCTCAAATGGAAATAGCTGCTGGCTATGAACCATCACCAACCCACGAAGGGGAAATAGAAGTATTAGCCGCCACCCAATTTAGCGACGAAGTAACTGGCATAGAAACTGCATTACCAGGAGAAGGCTCACCAATGGGCATGGCTCCAGCTCTACCACCACAGCCAATGGAGGCTCCTATAAATGGATGACTGGGCGCCAGAGTTCAAGGGCTTCTTTAATTCACCGCTTGGTAAAGAGTTAATTCGCTCACTCAAAGAAGATTTGCACGACACCAAAGTAAGCGAAGCACAGAAAGCGGAAAATGCTGATAATGCTTTTGGCTTGCTAAAAGAATCAAGGGGTGTTATGTTAGCAATAGAACATATGATGTTCCTCTCAGCTGTACCTATAGTTGAGGATAGCAAGGTTTAACCGCCCAGAACGCCTTGCTCCCTCGCCTATGGGCATACATTAACAATAAGGAGATACGATGGACACCACAACTTCAGAGGAAGGCGCAGTAGTAGCTGCACAACCTACAACCAATGAAGCGGGAGCAGACGACGGAGCGATGGTAATAACAACTGACGAGCAAGGGACACCAACAATGGTGCCAGCAGACCAGGTTACTACCGAAGAACCGAACGCCGCATCAACGCAAGACGAATCGACAGAAGCCGTAGAAACTACTGAGCCGACAGAGGCTACAGCAGAGACATCTACACAAGCTGATAATACGGACAGTGAAATAGTTGAATGGGCTAAAAAGAAAGGTTTAGAAATAAACCCCAATAACCCAAACGAGGTAAAACTCGCCAAACTTCAACTAGAGAATGACCGTAGATTCCACGAACAGCAACAGAAAATCAAAGTACTACCACCAGAGTTACTTGCAGAAACAGAAGACCCAACGCTTAATGCGATAGTCGAGAGACAAAACAACGTAGAACTCAAAACGTATGTACGAGATTGGTTTGATGCTAACCCAGAGATGAAAGAACACAGAGACACTCTTATGCAGATTGCTGCCGAACGACCTTATCTACAAGATATGGACGATGTCGCAGCTCATCTATATAGGAACCCAGACTTTGTTTCTAACATCAAAAAGGACGCTGGACGTCAGGCGCTAGAGAATCTCGCCCAGAAACAATCAGCCCGCCCGCCCGAAGCAAGTGCTTCAAATACTGCGGTCTACGCTTCTGATAGTGTTATTACGCCTCAAAACGTATATGACCTAGTAGAAACACACGACCAAGACTGGTTTGAAAAAAACCACGACAAGATTTCCAGGGCGATGCAGGGCAAATAATATTTAACCCCGAAGGAAATTTAATAAAATGGCTACTACAGGCGCATTTAACAGCGGTAATGTGAACGTCGGCGTAACAGCTGGCAACGTATTCCGCCCTAACGTGTGGTCAAAAGAAGTCTTGATGTTCGTAAAGAGCAACTTGGTACTTTTACCACTCATCAAACACTATGACGCAGACGTAAAAGGTTCTGGTCAGACACTAGAAATCCCTAACACCAGCACAATCTCAGCTAACCTAAAAGCTCAGAACACTGTTGTTACATTGAACTACAACACAGACACTAAAACTACAATTACACTAAACCGACACTACGAATCTTCATTCTTAGTAGAAGACATCCTAGCTACACAATCTAACTACTCAACTCGAAGCGACTACACACAAGCTGCTGCTTATGCAATCGCTGAGAAAATTGATAGCGACCTTGCTACAGCTATGACTACTACTTGGAAAACTGCTTCTCAGGCTTACGGTGCTTACGGTACTGCAATAAGTGACACTGTCATTCTTGCTGTAAACCGATACCTAAGCGAGAACAAAGCTCCTCGTACAGACCGTGTATTAGTTGTTCATCCTAAAGGTGAATCAGAACTTCTTAACATTGACAAGTACGTTCGTTACGACGCACTTGGAACTGGTGAAGCTATCAAAAGCGGTAAACTTGGTACCATTTATGGTGTCGAAGTATTCATGTCTCAGAACCTTGTCTACCTAGATACAGCTACTGACGAATACAACCACTTGATGTTCCACAAAGAAGCTTGGGCAATTGCTATGCAAATGAGTCCTCGTACTCAAGCACAGTACAAGCAAGAACACTTAGGTTGGTTAGTAACAGTTGATGTTCTTTACGGACACACTGCACTACGAAGCAACTTCGGTTTCGTCGTAAAAAGCTAGTTTTACACAGCTTTTACAGAGAGAGCCACCTTTCGGGGTGGTTTTTTCTTTGCTTATAAATAAATACTTGTTATGATAAAAATGTAATAAAAAAAGCGACAATAAGGAGCATAATGAAATCACCACTACAAACAATAGAAGCAGTAAGCAAGAAGTACGGAATCACAGACGAGATAGATGTACCGCCAGTAATGAAGTTGTCCTACCTAGAATCACAGTACCAAGAAATTCAACACACTCTTTGGCGCTCATTAGTAGACTCGGTCCACGCTACACGACTAGCTGAATCAGATAACGAAGTCTTAAAAGCTAAGGGCAATAATAACTATGCTCAACACGTTAATGAAGTCCAGCAGTTTGTTGGCGCCCTAAAGATGCTGAACGTATTTATGGCTGAATTAAAAGAAAAGTATCCAGAACTAAAAGCTGAGGACTAAGTGGAAAACCCTGGCTCATTAAGACAATCTCTGGACAAGTATCCAGACCTTTCCCGTGACGAAGTAATGAAGATTTGGTCTGGCGAATTATGCAAGTGGAGAGAGTATGTCAAGCTACCAGTAGAAGTGGTGCCAGCAATAGATACGCCACAGACAATAGGCCAACTAGTTTTATTTGAGGAGACAGACGATGGACAAACTCGCAGTCATAGTACCATCTAGGGGATTGATGTTCTCTGAGACATTTGCAGAGCTTCTAGGCGAGCTAGAGGGTATTAAGCATGAGTTTTACTGGGCGCATGAAAAAGGGCTTCCAGAGTGCTTTAATGAGCCTACAGAACGTGCTTTAGCCGACCCAGAAGTATTTGCTGTGCTTATATGCGAAGATGATATGATGCTACCCAGGGGCATACTACGCAAGATGTTTGAAAAGAACTATCCTGTAGTAGCGCTAGACTATCCATTTCAGCAAGACGGCGACTCTACTTGCCTACATGACCCTAAAGGCTACGCCTACTGGACTGGTACTGGATTTATACTAATAGCTCGTCAAGTATTAGAGAATATGGAGAAACCTATCTGGCGCACCGACACTACCTTTGACCCACTAATAGATAAGGATACTATTCACTTTTGGCCACGTAAGCTAGATAGAATTTTCTACGGGTTACACGACCTGAGATTTGGATTATTACTGTATTCGGCGGGCGTACCAGTTCTACCAATGAAACAGACAGCAGGACAACGTAAGCTGCTTAAATTAGGCGAGGCACATACAAACGACGGGGCGCACGAAATATATCACCTAACGAAAGTCGGCAGAGATTTAGTCAGTGGCATGATTACCCCCGAAAACTCCGAGATGTTCTTGGGGGCGATGAATCGTGTCCAGAATGTCAAGATATGGGAAAAGAAACCACCATTTATCTCATACGATGAAAACGACCAGCCATATCTAAATGACGGCAGAAAGTTTGAGACCGTACTATGAAAATCGGAGTTATTTTTCCAAGTCGTGGACTTGTCTTTAGCCGAACGGCTGACGAGTTACTGCAGAACCTAAAGAAGTATGATTACAAAATTTTCTTCTCACACAGACGCCCAATTCCCGAATGTTTTAATGAACCACTAGAAGAAGCCTTAAGAGACAATACTATTACTCATATTTGGTTCGTAGAAGATGATATGGTGATGTCTACTCGTACCCTCACTAGATTACTAGAAGTAGACAAAGCTGTAGTTACTGCTGATTATCCAGTAAATAAGAGTGGTAGGGGTGCAGTATTTAAACTAAAGAATCAGATTATCTATACAGGAACAGGCTGTCTACTAGTCAAGCGAGAAGTGTTTGACGAACTAAAACGCCCGTTCTTTAGAGTAGATGTTAGGTGGCGATTTAAGAACTATGAAGACCAGATTAAACTATCGTCATATCACGTAGAAGATAAAGGTTACGGACTGCACGATATAACTTTCTGTATGGCACTCTATGAGAGAAGTATTCCTATTCACGCCATTAAACAAAGTTTATCTCAACGTAAACTTGTATCACTTGGAAAAGCTGGTACTAATGACGGCGCCCACAACATAGAAATCTGGAAAGACATAGAAAAAGACCAACTACTAAAAGACATTAAAAGCTGGCCAATAGAAAAGGCTGGCAGTCTAATAGTAGTGGAAACTGAATACGGACAAATGAACGTAACTGAGTCACACGCCAAAAAACTTATTAAGTTAGGCATGGCAACTAAAGTACCTAAAAGACCCTTAGTGGTAGATTGGAGTGGGTTCAATGAATCTCCTAATAGCAGTAATCACCTATAACAGACTGGACTATACAAAGAAGACCCTACGGATGTTGTGGGACACAATCGAAGTTCCACACTATATCGTAGTGGTAGACAACAACTCCACAGACGGCACCCAAGAATACCTACAAAAACTACTTAGTAGAAACCATATAGACAAAGTTATCCTCAACCCAGAAAATTATTATCCAGGTAAAGCAACTAATATAGCTTGGCGGGATGGACTACAGGAGTTTGACGCCACCCACCTAATGCGACTAGATAACGATATGCACTTATCTAAGGGCTGGGATTTAGCGGCTGAACAGTATTTTAAGAAGATACCTACGCTTGGGCAACTAGGCATAGACAACGACGCCATAGATACACCCAAAGCTAAATTACGAGAAATGTCGCTTAACGGTATGACGATAAATCCTTATCCTGGCTGTGTTGGCGGTCCCTGTATTATCAGGCGTAAGCTATGGGATATGGGTATCAGATACGACGAAGATAGATGGGAGGGTAGCAACTCCCCACTACAAGAGGATTCTCGCCTATCTAAGAAGATACGAGACACTGGCTATATACACGGCCACATGACAGATGGTTTATGCTGGACTTTTGCCAATAAGGATAACTGGCATGAGCATAAAGATTATTATATTAAAACTATGGGCGACAGGGGCTACATTGAAAATGTGCAGTTCCTAGAAGGGTTGAAGTGAAGTCATTTATTACAGGTGGAGCTGGATTTGTCGGCAAACACCTAAAAGAACTGTTAGAAGCAGAGGGGCAAGAAGTAATTGTGTACGACCTAGTAGACGGCTGGGATATACTATCACACGAACTATATGACGCACTTAAAAGACACAAGCCCGACTATATTTATCATTTGGCGGCTATGGCGTCTGTACCACAATCTTTCGCCGAACCAAGAGAATGTATCACGACTAATATAGAGGGAAGTGTAGCCTTACTGGAAGCTGTTAGAGAGTTAAATTTTGTCACCAATATCTTACTAGCCTCTAGTACCGAAGTCTACTCACCAGCACTTGACGACACACCACTAGATGTAGGGAGCGCAATCCACCCAAGGACACCATACGGAGTATCTAAACTAGCTATGGAACAAATGGCTGGAATCTACGCATCTGCTTACGGAATGAATATAGTTGTCACTCGCACCACTAACCACACTGGACCAGGTCAAGACGGCCCATACGCTGTCACAAGTTTTGCCAAACAAATAGTAGCCATAGAGCGTGGTGAACAGGATGAACTGAAACATGGAGATTTGACTAGCTTTAAGAGCTACTTAGACGTCAGGGACGTAGTTAAGGCTTATAGATTAGCGATAGATATGCAACCATACGTCTACAATATTGCTTCAGATGAAACCTATGAGATGCAGGGACTATTAGACCGACTTGTTGCCAACGCTAAAGTACCTGTTAAAACATCTAAAGATACCGCTTTAATTCGCCCATACGCTCCTGATAAAACTCGCTACCTAACCAGTAGCAAACTGAAGGATGCTGGATGGAAACCAGAATATAACATAGAAAGAACATTAAATGACGTACTTGAGTACTGGAGGACAAAATGAGAACAATTACTAACTGTAGAAGCTGTAACGGAGAGATAAAAGAGTTCCTTGATTTGGGTGTTCAATTCACTTCAGACTTCAGAGAAGATAACTCTGACACACCAGCCTATCCTATAGTGGCTGTTAAATGTGTGGATTGCCACCTAGTTCAACTACGAGATACTACACCTAGCCATGAAATGTACCATGATAACTACGGTTTCAAATCGGGTGTGTCTAACTCTATTAAAGACGACCTTAAAGATAACGTAGAAAACGCCTTAGAGTTTATTCCAAAACCCGAAAACTGGTTAGACATAGCTAGTAATGACGGCACCCTACTAAGTTATGTGCCAAAATCTGTTTACAGGGTGGGAATCGACCCAATCACTAAATACTGTAAAATGGCAGAAGAACACGCAGACTATATAGTAAATGACTTCTTTAACTACGATAAACTAGAACACTTCAAATTTGACGTAATTACATCTATTAGTTGTTTCTATGATATGGACGACCCAAATGGATTTGTAGAGGGTGTGGCGAAAGTTCTCGCCAAAGACGGAATCTGGATAGTACAACAAAACTACCTACTACCTACAATGGAACTAAACGCCGTAGATAACTTCTGCCACGAACACCTCGAATACTACACCCTACTATCTATGGAACCACTATTAGAACGGCACGGACTAGAAGTAATAGACTTGTCTACAAGCATGGTAAACGGTGGAAGTCTGCGAACTGTAATTGCTCACAAAGACAGGTGGGGCGTATCTAAGATGGTAGAACAACAGCGCCAAATAGAGGCTGACTTCAAACTAGATACAGACGAACCGTATGAAAGATTTGCTAGTGATGTTTGGAAGAATCTACGAGAATTAAAATTATTCATAACTGACGCAAACTCCAAAGGCAAAACAGTTGCTATTCTGGCCGCTTCTACTAGGGGAGCTACAATTTGGCAAGCTGCGGGAATTGGTCCAGATGATGTGCTGTTCGCAGTCGAGCGTAATCCCGAAAAGGTCGGCAAATACTTTAACGCTATCCACGTACCAATTGTAAGTGAAGAAGAAGCAAGAGAGCGCAAGCCTGATTATATGATAGTGGGGCCTTGGTTCTTTGCTGACGAAATCATAGACAGAGAAAGAGAATATGTAGCCAATGGAGGAACTTTAGTAATACCACTACCTAAACTAGAGATTATCCAATGACGCTAGGTATATACATACCGACATTTGGCAGGGCAGACAAGCTACAAGCTGTCGCCGATAATCTAAAAGAAAACACCAAATCTGACTATAACCTTTACTGGTGTGTTGAAGAACATGACACCGAAAGCATAGACAAGGCTCTGGCTACTGGCGCCACAATAGTAATTAACACTAGAAAGCCAACCTATTCAGACGCCCTACAATGTATCTACGAAGTTACAGATGAGGAGATATTCCTTTGGGGTAATGACGACTTCTATTTTCTACCTAATTGGGACGAGCAACCAATGGAGATGATGAAAGACGAAAACATCGGTGTGCTTGGACTACATGACGGCAACCCAAAAACAAGATACTGGTCCATCTCACTAGTTAGGCGCAAATATATAACCGAGCAGTCTGGAGTAGTAGATATGCCTAATCGTGTGCTATATCCCTATCACCACAACTTTGTTGATGACGAACTAACAGCTACAGCTATTAAAAGAGGTGTGTGGTCGCATTGTGAAGCGCCTTGTATCCTACACCAGCACCACAGCTTTAAGTGGTTGGGTGATTTTCCCCACGATGAAACCTACGCCAAAAACGATAAGCACGTAGCAATAGACGCCGAAACTTACAATAACAGAATACATTTGTGGCAGTAATATGGTAGTATTTAACTAACTGGGCCTATAGGACACCAATGGATTTTGACCGAATAAATCAGCTTAACCAACAGAAAAAGCAAGAAGCTGAAAAAGCCCAACTACTACAGACGATTGAAACTGCTGGCGATAAGGTGGCTAGTGCTGTAATTCAGACCGAACGCAACACTAAAAAGGTTACTATTACTAATGACCTCGCCAAACCACAAGACATCAATAAGGTCGTAGAGGCAGTTAATAAATTAGGTGGCGAACTAAAGCCCAAAGACCTCAAGCCAGTAACAGACGCACTCGACCAAGTTAGTCAAGCTATTGCCAAACTTCCTACCAAATACCCAGACTTCCCTGAATTCCCTGATTATCCAGAAGCTAAAGAAGATATTAAAGTTACTAACCTGTCTGAACTAAAGAGTTACTTTGAAGATGTAGTTACTGCTGTCGGTAAACTAAAGACCGATATTAAATTTGACCCAAAGATAGAAATCAAACCAGCAGACGTTAAGGTAACAGAAAAAAACATAGATTTAACGCCAATTACTAAGGGACTAGCTAATTTAGAAAAAGCCCTTAAGTCTATTGAGACGCCAAACTTTGATACCACGGAACTGTCTATAGGACTTACACAGGTAAAAGAGAGTATCCAGAATCTTACATTTCCAGCATCTAATTTCATGCTTCCCTTTGTAGATGAAGAAGGTAGTGGCGCCCAAATACAACTAAGTTCTGGTAAACTACCAGTAGAAGCAACCCTAACCCCTGCACCTATCTTTGACATACGAAACATTGAAGAAGATGCAACTTATAAATACTTTGGCTTTGAAGAACGTGGTGGCACTAACTGGCGTATTATGCGTAAGACTTTGGCAACAAGTGCCTTTCTATACGCTACTGGTACGTCAGACTATGCAACTAACTGGACTGGAAAGGCAGGTTTAACCTATGCGTAAAATAATAACTAAGGAGAAATAATGTCAAAAGGAAACACAACCGAGAACGACTTTGTAAAGTTCGTTTTCAACGCAACAGCTATGCCTTCATACGGCTCTAACCTATATGTATCACTACATACAGCAGACCCAGGTGAAGCAGGCGACCAAACTACATCAGAAGCAACCTATACAGACTATGCAAGAGTACTAGTATCAAGAGACGGTGCTGGCTGGACTGTATCAGGAAACGAAGCAGAAAACACAGCAGAGATAACCTTCCCTGAATGTACTGGTGGAACAAACACGATTACACACGTAGCAGTAGGTACAGCAGCTTCAGGTGCAGGTCAAATACTATACTCAGGAGCATTAACAGCCTCTATAGCAGTATCTAACCTCATCACACCAAGATTTCCTGCTGGCACACTAATAATGCAGGAGGACTAATAATGGCTGAATCATATACCCAACTACCACCAAACTCTACAGGTAACAAAATTAGAACCAGAACTAAAGTTATTGGTGCAAACACCGTACACGAACAAGCTGTATACCAAGCTGCACTTCCTACCTATTACGCTTTAGCAGATGCAACAGCTTTCGCAGCTAACAAACATCTTATTTCAATTCTAAACGCTACTGGTTCAGGTAAAGTAGTATCTATTAAAAAGATGTTTATGATAAACACTCAACTTTCTTCCGTGACTGGTGTTGCAGTCCGAGCTGATGTTAAGCGTATGACTGCTCACTCTGCTGGTACAGCAATAACTCCACAGTCTTGTGACAGCTTAAACGCTGCTTTACCTGCTGAAATTACCGTTAGAACAGGTGCAACCGTAACAGAAGGTGCATTACTCTTTCCATTGACTTTCACAAACGATGAAGCTGGTGCAACTCAGGCTTTTCCAAGTACTCAGTTAATGGCTGGATTAAACTGGATGCCAGAAGGTGTTGAAACTCAAGAAACAAGATTACGACCTGGCGAAGGGCTAACGGTTAAGCAGATTACTTCTTCAACTGTCGGTCAATTTGCGTGGCTAATTGTCTTTACGGTAGATGACGAGGTATAGACTATGGCTGAAAGCTATACTCAACTAAGTCCAAACTCAACAGGCAACAAGATACGAGAACGAGAACGTACTATTGGTGCTGATGATGTGAGAGAACAGGCAGTCTTTCAAAGTGCTAGACAATCTTATGTTGCTCTTGTAGCAGATAGTGTATTCGCTAACTCCAAACAGCACTTCTCTATATTCAACGGCAGTGGTAGTGGTGTAATCGTTAGAGTGCAAAAACTCTACATTACTAATATGGTAGAAACTGCTGTCGCTGGTGGTATAAGACGACTTGATGTGAAGAAGATAAGTGCTTGCTCATCTGGTACAGATATAACTCCCCTTAAACAAGACAGTACAAACGATGATTTGCCAGCTCAAGTGTTAGTCAAAACTACTGCAACTGTGACTGAGGGTGCAATATTGTTTCCGTTAGTATTCCCTGATGATGAAATGCTACTCACTCAGAACTCAATGTCACAACAGCTATATTCAGGTATTAACTGGATACCAGAAGGCTTTGAACTACAAGAGTACACACTTAACGAAGACGAAGGAATTACTATTAAACAGATAACAAACTCAACTGCTGGTACAGTTAGTTGGATTGTAGTCTTTAGCGTGGAGGAAGCGTAATGCCACTTGCAACCTATTTCAATAATATGTGGTATGGCTCTGCTTCTGGTGCTACCTTTGGAGACGATAACGCTACGACTGTAGTTGCAGATATTCAGGGCTATGCTCAACCAGATAGTACAATTACTTCTACAGGAATTGTATTTGACGCAGATGCTACAAGACTAGTAAACAGTCCTGCAACTATTGAATCAATAGGAATAATAGCAACAGCTTCACCAAAGATGAGAGCTAGACCTACTGCAACCATATCTATAGGTTCACGACCAACAGCAGAAGATATTGCACAGGCTGTATGGGGTTCTGTCGCTGCTTCACTCAATACATCAGGCACAATGGGTGAGAAACTTAACGGTGCTGGTAGTGCTGGT